CAACAAATTCTGCGCTGTCGTTAACAATCGTGCCGGTCAAGTTGTTCGCGAACATGGATTCACCAACGGCAAATACTGCCTATGTGTCAGTGCAAAATTTAGACGCTGTGAGCCGGGCGATAACGTTGACTGTAACTTACCTTGGTCTGGAGGCTTGATCTTGGCTACTTCCACTTTCACAGTCGCTCCGTCCAATAGCTCCGATGCCTACTTTAGAGGCTGGGGTGGCGCCTTGTCAACTGCAATTCAGGCCGTAGGTGTGACTAAGACAACCGACACCGGCCAGGTTAACTGGACAACAGCGACCGCGCCAGCCGCTATAAACACTAAAGCAGGTTACGAAATTTACAAGTTCACGGATACTTTGTCCGCAACATACCCGGTGTTCATTCGTATTGACTATGGCTCTGCTAGCTCGACAAACAACCCGGCGATCTGGATTACAGTGGGAACTGGTACAAACGGTGCCGGAACGATTACTGGAACCGTAATAGCGGCCACTCAGATAGGCACAGCCAGTTCATCTACCACCGCATACGTTTCGAGAGTTTCGGGTGACACCAATCGGTTGTCTTTTGTGACTTGGGACAATTTTGCCGGTGCCACATATTTGATCGGTGTCGGCATTGAACGCTCCAGAAACTACGCAGGGACTGAAACCGGGACCGGCGTGTTGTGTCTGTTCTTGAATGGCACGGGAGCCACCAAGATTTCGCAGTTCGGCACGTTTGGAGTGACCACCACGCAGTACGCGAATTGGAACACTAGCACGCCGCCGTCGGGAACAGGAGCGTTGGCGCCTGACACGAATTTCTATCCGGTTCGCGGTTGGCGTCCTGGTGAGACCTCGCCAAGTTTGAATTTTTTGAGCTTTATTTCTGGCGACGCCGCGTTCAACAGTTCTTACAGCGTGGTTTGCTTTGATGGCGTGACTCGCACATTTGTTACTCCGGTCAATTCCAATGCAGTGATCGCTGTCGGGTTCGGTGGAACAAACTACGCAATGATGAGGTATGATTGATGGCGTACCTGTGTTCATCCGATGCGCCGGTGACCGCGTTCACACGACCTACCGCCAAACAAGTCCAGGACGCGTTGGTGACGACAACCGCGGTTACTCGCCCATCATCCGGCGTGCTATGGCCACGTGACACCTGGCCAACTAGCGTGTCAATTATTTGGAGCACGTTGCAAACGGACGTGACTGTTGTCAATGGGCAGAATTACGTCATCGCTCGGCCTCTGATAACTAACAACCGGGTCCTCGAAATCAAAAAAGGTGGAATCGTGGCGGTGATATAATGGCGAATACGACTAGTTTAATTCTACCCTCCGATGGTGCTGGGCGAGCCTTGTTTGCCGTGCCCACACTGAGTGGGGACCAGACGTATGTTCTGCCCGTTGCGGGGCAAACGCTTGGGGCGTCCGACATGTTCCAAGCGCTTGTCAATGCTGAGGTTGCGGTTGGATCTGCGACGACTGCGACAGCCGCCAAGATGCATGTGTGCTCAGGCACGACGGCGAACTACGCGTTGACGTTGCCAGCGGCTGCAACCTGGACCGGCAAATTTATCGGCATTCGAATCTCTACGGCAATGACCAAATTGCTGACCGTCACAGCCAACGGAGGGGAGACAATTGACGGTGCAGCTACCCGTATTATGTGGGCAGGAGAGTCGGCCATCCTATACAGTGATGGCTCCAATGTGTTTAAAGTCGCTGGCAAATCAATCCCTCAGGTTTGTCATCTACAGCTCGGCGCAGATACCGCCGCTGTCACCGTCAACGTCGCGACTAAAGTCTCTTGTGGGACTTACGATAGCACTCGCAGCAATTACGCCGCCATGGGCGATACCGCTAACGGTAAAATAGTTATCGCTCGCCCGGGCATGTATAGTCTTTATATGAGCTGCGTGCTGGGTCGTGGTGACACCAGCGCTAGCGATGTCGCGTTAGTTCCAATGTTATCCGGAGCAAACACGGAGACGATGTACTCTAACAAAACGGCGAGCAACTGGGAGCAAGTGACGGTGCGATTGACTCCCAATCTAGCACTAAACGCAACTGTTGAGATGTATGTCTATTATAATACGGGTTCAGGTTTGTATGTCAGCTCCACCGGACTCGGAACGTTTATCTCAGCACAGGAGATTCTCACGTGGTGATCGATGGCTATCTCAAGCCTCTCTGGATCGATGATGGTTCCGGGAAGGTCCGTAATCCGGACATTAGTGATGCAGAGTTCGCAGCGGCCCTGTCGAAACAAAAAGACGATAATATCGCGGCCCTTTGGGAAGCCGCGACTAAATACCAGGAGACTTGGATCTCTGGTGCGGCGTATGGAGTTGTAACGCTAGGTGTCATACAACAGAAGCCAAAATGCCTAGCTGTGATGATGTGGATCAGCTCAATTTGGAATGGTCTGTATTATCCTCGCAAGGCGCAAGTGACTGAAGATTTCGATTCAGCGCTGTATGATTTTTCATCTTGCGGACCAATGCCGTATTCTGTTCCCGAACTCAACGCCGAAGTGTTTGGTAACTAATGACATTAAACGGTCGAAATGTCAACAGATCTGCTATCAATGGCTCCGGAAAACGCATTCCGTTGCTCGTAGATCTGGACTATTTGATCAAAGTCTTGGTTCGTGTCAGGAAAATAACGATACGAAACCGTGTTGCTGAGATTGTAGTGTCAACAATTAGGCGGGTCACAATCAAATTCAGAGACAGTCTGTTGCGGTTTTGAGGTCATAGATGCCCACATGTCAGCGATTTCAATCATTTGGTCCCAAAGATCCAGACGAAATCAACGTCATCTCATTTGATGTGGCGGAACTTCTGGGTTCGGAGGTCATTGATTCGTGCTTGTTCGATAGTGAGCTATATGGTGCAGGCACTGTGGATGCGAGCATGATCTTGGGATTACCCAGTGTATCCGGGACAATCGTTTCAACCCGCGTGCAGGGCGGGCACGATGGTTCAGTTTATCTAATTCGGTTGACGATCACCACCGCGAGTGCGTTGATCCTGATTTGCAGTGCTCTGTTGCCAGTGTCCCGGGGCGGCGCGGCGTAACCATCTGCCGTAAAATTGTGGGTTGAGGGCATATGCTGAAACGATTTTGGGACAAACTGAGTGGACGGCAGACAGCCCATAGGGCAGCGAGGTCCATTGAGCAAGATCTCGCTGAGATGCGGTTCGCTCAGTCACAGCGGATCTATGGTGCAATCGCTGACCACTTAGCTAGCTTGGATAGCGGCAAGCCTGAGCCCATCCAGTTTAAAATAGCTGCGTATGTCCCACCAGTGGGTGTCGCACCGGCTTCGCATGTCAAGGGCGCAACGCTTGCAATGGATGCTACGATCACCAATATGCAGGGCAGCAATGCACAATTCTTCAGTTTGCTAGGGTTCCCCGGTTTCCCTTTCTTAACTGAGCTTGCGCAGATCTCGGAGTATCGGGACATTTCTGAGCGCTCGGCTTCTGAGATGGTTCGCAAGTGGGTCAAGTTTAGATCTGTGGGTAACAAAGACCAGAGCGAAAAGATTCAGGCAATTGAAGCCTGCTTGCGCAAACACCACGTTCGCGATCTGTTTAGGCAGTGCGCTGTGTATGACGGCTTCTTTGGCCGCTCACAGCTCTTCGTCAATTTGGGAGACACCGAGGGTTCGGAACTAGCGACGCCGTTGATTTTGTCTCCGGCAAAGATCAAAAAGGGCTCGCTCAAATGCTTCAAGATCATTGAGCCGATCACCACTTATCCAGCGCAATACAACGCCTCTCGCCCTCTGCAACCGGATTATTACAAGCCGTCTTCTTGGTTCGTCTACGGGCAAGAAGTGCATTCTTCACGGTTATTGCTGTTTGAGTCTCGCCCTTTGCCTGATCTGCTGAAGCCGGTTTACAACTTTTCTGGTATAAGTCTTTCCCAACTAGCTCAGCCGTATGTTGACTATTGGCTCAACACTCGCGAATCTGTAGGCAAACTACTCCGCAATTTCTCGACAACGTCTTTGTCCACGGACCTCTCTGGGCTCATTGCCACCGGCGGGGATGAGCTGTTGAACCGTATTCGGTTATTCACTCAGACTCGTGACAATCAGGGCATTTTCCTGCTCGATTCGGGGATGGGGCAAAGCGGCGAACAACTTAGTCAGATCAACACCCCTCTGTCTGGGTTAGATAAACTCCAGGCGCAGGCGCAGGAGCACATGGCGGCTGTGGCCAAAACGCCCTTGTCGATACTCCTGGGCATCACGCCGACCGGCTTGAATGCGTCAAGCGACAGTGAAATTAGGATTTTCTATGACTACGTGTCAGATCAGCAGGAAGTGTTGTTTAGGAGGAACTTAGAAACAGTTGTAAAAATTATTCAACTTTCTGAGTTTGGAGAGATTGACGACGATGTCGTGTTTGATTTCGTTTCGCTGTATGCGATGACCGAAAAGGAGCTGAGCCTTATACGTAAGTCCAATGCCGAGAGCGATCAATTGCATGTGCAGCTCGGCGCGGTGAGCCCTGAAGAGGTTCGGCATCGGCTGGCAAATGACCCTGATTCAGGTTGGAACAATCTAGTCACATCCGAGGGGATTGAATGAAACTCAGATCCCCACAAGGGAGGGTGACGCTTGGCTCAATCCGGCCAAGCGCTGCTGTTAGCTCCTGGTATGATAGTTATTTAAAGAAGCTAATTGTTGAAATGCGGAAGGATGTTGAACAGGCTATCCTGGCGGAATACAGCAAGAACCCGTCCAAATCAAAACTGGATCATTTGATCAATGGGCTGAACAAAACGTGGGGCAAATTCTTCAATGCCAAAGCGGATGCGCTCGCGAGAGGTCTCGTTGTTCGCTCACTGCGCCACTACGACCAAGCGTTTAATGCCGAGCTCAAATCTGCAAAGATCCCCTCCAGGCCAATCCCGAAAAAGGAAATTTCTGCATTGGGTATGGATGCTTTGCCGAAACTAAATGCAATCAAATTCCAAATCACAGATAGATTGCAAGAAACAATCGATCGCGGTGTCCGAGACAACGTTGATTTGATCACGAGCGTCCCCACAGAATACCTCGATTCAGTTCGATCTCGCGTGCGAGAGGCTGTCGAAAAAGGACGCGATACTGAAGCCCTTGCGCGAGATCTACGTGAGCGATTCGACATAACGGCTCGCCGAGCTAGGACCATCGCAACTGACCAAAACAACAAAATCACGGCTCAGATCAACCAAACTAGGCAACGGGACCTTGGCATCACGCAGGCTGTTTGGATACACACGGCGGCCAGTTTGAATCCTCGTGAGTCACACGCTGAGTTCAACGGCGAGGTTTACGACGTCGAAGAAGGTGTGGATTTTGATGATGGTTTTGGTCCAGTCCTGCCTGGTGAAGCAATCAACTGTGGTTGTTTGAGTAGGTCAATAATACCTGGTTACGATGATGAGGAGTGAGTGAGATGGTCAATCAACTCGGTCGTTATCTCGACTCCTTGGCGCAGGACAGTGCTAGAACTGTGGACGCGCAGGGGTTCCTGCACGTCGCTATCAGCAATATCTCAAAAGCAACAGTCAATCCTTATTATGGGCGAGAGATCCCGAATTACGAGAGTTTCGGACTTGATCCTGATAAAGTTTATCAAGTGCTTCGTCCTGCCGACGAGTTGGAAAAAGCAGCTACAACGTTTAATAACCTCCCTCTTTTGAACAAGCACATTGGGATTTCAGCATTTGACCTTGAGAACCCTGACGTGCAGCGTCACATCGTGGGTAGCACTGGCTCGGAGGCTGTGTTTGACGCACCGTATCTGAAAAACAGCTTGGCAATTTATACGGCGAGCGCCATAGATGGTGTGATCAACGATTACCAACGTGAACTATCTTGCGCCTACAGGTATGATTATGATCCGACGCCTGGGGAGTTTGAGGGTAGGTCATATGATGGACGAATGCGCAACATTATCGGGAACCATGTCGCCCTCGTCCAGGAAGGCCGCGCTGGGCATGACGTGCTAGTGGAAGATGCGGCGCTCATTGGAGCTAAGCTCAAAATCTATAAGGCGTTGAAAATTGCGTTGGATTACAACCCCTATCACGATGAGCGCGGACGATTTACTGGCGGAGAGGGCGGATCGGGCGCAGATGTCAGCTCTGTCTCCATTGGTAACAAAGCGGCTGTCGCTAGGATGAGAGACGCCCATGCTGCTAGCGGAAGCAATGTGTTACGTGTCACTGACCACAAAGACATGCATCCATATAGTGGGGTCAAGAGCATTCGAATTAATCACGAGTTGCGCAACGACCGCACATCGGACCCATTGGTCAAAAAAAATGGACAGTGTGTTGAACAGGACATCTTTGCCTGAGGCTATGACGACATATCGTGGGATTCCGGAACGTGTGGTTGAAACGACGTTTGGACAAGACGGACCCAGAATCGGTGATGTTTTCGGCGATAAAGGTTACGTGTCAACGAGCAAGAGCCGCGAGGTAGCTGAGGGGTTTTCGACAAAGTATATCATAGAGATCTCAATACCCAAGGGATCGAAAGGATATGACTATGAGCGGCCAGGGGCTAAGCCCAGCGACCCTGGGGAAAGAGAAGTGTTACTTCCTAGAGACTCGTCATTCAGGATTACTGGTGTGGAAAAGCAAAGAACGAAATTGAACGATCCAGTGACCGTCATCAAAGTGGAGAAGTTATGAGTGGCAAATACAATTGGGAGCACAACGAAATTGAGCTCGTCAAACGAGGCGGGAAAGGTGCGGCTGACATCGCCAAAAGAGAGGAGGTGAATCCAGAAGCAGGCAAGGAGAAATACGGCAATGTCGAATTTGCCGATCCAAAGAATAAGAAATACCCACTTGACACAGAAGCGCATGTTCGGGCGGCTTCTAGCTATTGGGGCATGCCGAAGAACAAAGCTATGTATTCCAAAGCTGACCAAGTGGCGATCACTAAACGAATTGAATCGGCGAAGAAGAGATTCAAGATTGGCGAATATGCCGAATAGCTTATGCCCACAGTGTTATAACTGCCCTTGAAAAGTAGCGTCTTGATTGGGTACATCGTAAATTTACGTGTGGAGGATTGCATGAAAAAACTAAACGTCCAGCAGATCGCGCTGAAAAGCGGATTGCTGGGATATCTTGGCGGCAAGCTAGCAGCCGACTCCGCGCTCGAATCGGGGGAGATGGCGACCCTGATCGAAGGTGTCACCAGTGAAAATTACCACGGCCTACGAGACGTTTTAGCTTCAACAATCAAGTCTGTCTTTACTCCCCGTCTCGCCAAAGACTCCAAACTCGACGATCTCGAAGAGCTCCTTGAGGAACTCGAAGAGGAAGGCGAAGAAGGCGAAGAACTCGAAGAAGAGGACATGGACGCTTACGATTGTGGGCCTCTGGAAAAGGCCTTGATGGATCTGGAGGTTCCCAAGGAAAAGATTGCCGAGCTAATGAAATTGGTTCCAGCTAAAGCCGACAAGGCGATGGACAAAGCTAAAGATGAAGACATCGATAGTTCCGAAAGTTCCGCTATGGACGAAGACGAACTCTCAAAAAAGGAGAAGAAAGCAATGCCCGAACCCCTCGATAACAAGCAGGCAATGGATGCCGCCATCCAGGCCAGCAAGTCTGAATCGCTGCACTTTTCAAGGCTGCTGAAGAAGTTGCCCCCCTTGTGGGCAAAATCGACGCACTTGCCATGGACTCCGCCGCCTCCATTTACAAACTCGCACTTGATGCAGCTGGCGTGGATGTGACCGGCGTTGATCCTAGCGCGTTCCGCGCCATGGTCAAGCTCATCGAAACGCAGAAAGCCAGTGCCCCTGCTCAAATCACAGCAGACGCTGCGAGCGTGGACTCCTTTGCTGCCCGTTACAAGCACATTCCTTCCAAACTTTAAGGAGATAAAGACATGGCAGGTTTCCAGAAACAGGCAAATATTTACCTGGCACCTGGCGTGCCGGGGCAGTTTGCCAGCACAAACCCCTTCAGTGCGATTGTTGCCGGGCCCGGTGGTCTGGTGGCAGGTTTCCTTGGCTGCGTAGTTGGTAAATTCGCATGGATTACATATGCGATTGCCGGTGGCCCGGGTGTTGCTAACAGTTTTGGCGAAGGCGGCGTGGTACCTGACGGTTTCGTTGGCGCCGACATGCAGGCCTTGATCACCGATTTCCTCGGTTCAGATTCCATGGTGGTGCCTAGCGGTATCCCCGTGACGCTGTTCGATCGTGGCGATTTCTGGGCACAGAGCTTTGGTGAAGCGGCGATTGGTCAGAAAGCCTTCGCCAATCTCTTCACTGGCGACGTGCTCGCTGCAGCTTCCGGAGCTTTCCCGACAACCTCTTTCGGTTCCGCAGTTATTGCTGCGGCCACTTTGGTGGCTGGTTCTTATAGCATGAACGTCACGGCTGTGACTAGCGGCGTGCTGGCTGTTGGTCAGCTGGTCAGTGGTGCCGGCATCGCGCCTGGGACATTTATCGAGAGTCTCGGTAATGGATCTGGGTCCACCGGAACTTATAACCTCAGTCGCGCTGCTCAGGTTGCTGGAACCGCTGTCGCGATTGCTTGTGCTGTTCCCGCGGCGGTTGGTGGTGCGGTGGCCACGTGCTCTTGCTCCAGTGCTAGCCCCACGATGACCGTTACCACCTTGACCGCCGGTTCCTCCGTTGTAGCTGGCATGTTGGTGTCTGGCACGAATGTTCCCGCGGGCACTTACATTGCCGGCATTGTGAGTGGCGGCGGAGGCAATGGCAGCGTGATCACGCTGAGCGCCAATGCGAGCGATACTATCTCCGGCGCGTCGATCAAGTTCAGCAGCTGGGTTGAAACTCCGTTTGTGATCAAGTCTGCCGGCAATGTGGGTGATGTCATCAAAATTGGTGTGAAAAACTAAAGGAGCTTGAAACATGGCAAAGATTAACCCCCATATCCCGCTGCTCGCAGAGCACTACGGGATTGTTTTTCCCGGTGCAACGGACTACCTGCCCCGGTTTGGCATGGACGGCGCTCCCACAAATGCGCTCCAGTCTCCCCTTGTCACCCAGATGAACCAGGGTATTCCCGCGTTTCTAGTGACAATGATTGATCCCGAGGTGACTCGGATTCTCACCACTCCCCCCAAGGCTGCCGAGATTCTGGGTGAAGCCAAGAAGGGCGATTGGACGACTAAGGTTGATCTGTTCCCCGTGGTTGAGAGTGTCGGTGAGGTTTCCAGTTACGGCGATTTCAGCACTAATGGTATGGCTAATGCCAATATCAATTGGGTGTCCAGGCAGAGCTATCATTTTGAAGCCCAGACTCGATGGGGTGATCTCGAATTGGAGAATGCCGGCAAAGGCAAGATCGACCTGGCTGCTGAAAAGAACATTGCCTGTGCTCACCTGTTCGCCAAGGCCTTGAACAAGAGCTATTTCTTTGGCGTGGATGGTCTGGAAAACTACGGCCTGCTTAATGATCCCAGCCTCAGCCCCAGTTTGGCACCTACCAAGGCTTGGTCCGGCGCAACCGGCGTTGAGATTGTGGCCGATATCAATCGGCTGTATCAGCAGCTGCAGATCCAGATGCCCGACATGATCGAGCCGGATGCTGAGATGGTGCTGGCACTGTCTCCCAAGATCCTACCCTATCTCAGCGTGCCCATGCAGAATGTTTACGGCACTAGCTCTGTCAAGGCCTACCTGAAGGATCTGTTCCCCAACATGGAAGTCAAGACTGCAGCTGAATACAGCCTCGCCGCTGGTGAGCTCGTGCAGTTGATTGCCAAAAACGTGATGGGCCAGCAGACTGGTTTCTGCGCGTTTACTGAAAAGATGCGGGCCCACGCAATTGTCAGGATGAGCTCCTACACCGAACAGAAGAAGTCCGCCGGAACCTGGGGTGCCGTCATCAAACAGCCTGGTGCGATCGCCAGCATGATTGGGGTCTAAGTTAAATGGCTAACGAAACCGTCATCGTCGGGTGCAAATTGCCCAACGGCCTGATCCTCCAAGTAGGGGACAAGCGCGTGTGCCTTCGCGGTTCTGCTATTCCCAAACAACCCAATGCAAAAAATGCCGATTCTCGGGAATTTTTGTATGCCGACTCGATCAGCCTTGTTGACAGGGTTTTTTGGGAGGCATGGGTTGCTCAGGTTGGGACCGATTTCCGTCCACTCAAATCCGGCGCAATTTATGCTAGCAATAGCAAAACAGATGCCACTTCGAAGGCCAAAGAGACCGAGCGTCTCAAAACCGGATTTGAAGGCTACCAACCCAGAGTGGATGGATTGCAGGAAGTTAGTCGTTAATTAGGAGTTGTAAATGGCTGTTGCTGTGTTCAACCTCACGTTGTTTCGGGCTCGTTATCCCGAATTTGCCACGTTGGGTGACGACATAGTGACGGCCATTTTCTCTGAGTCTACACTCTATTGCAACAACACTGACAACTCAGTCATTGCTGATGTTAACGTGCGCTTGACGCTGCTCAACATGATGACCGCACATTTGTTGGCTATCAACTTCGGCGTGAACGGCCAGGCCCCTAGCTCCCTTGTGGGTAAACTATCCAACGTCAAAGAAGGTTCGGTCTCCGCAACTGTCGACTATGGGTCTCTGAGCCGTAATCAGCAGTGGTTTTGCCAGACTAAATATGGCGCGGCCTTTTGGCAAGCGTCTTTGCCTTATCGATCCGCACTCTATGTGCCTCCCCCGTCTCAGCCCGTTGTTTTCGTACCGAGGGCGTGATGGATATTGCGAGTTTTGGTGGAGGCGATGGTTTAGAACGTCATCTAAGCGACCTGATCGATAAGCTCGGCGGTGCAACGCAGGTGCACGTCGGCTTTCTTGAGGGCTCTAAAGCCGGTTGGCCAGGTCCTAGGCCTCGCCGAAAGGGTAAAAAGGTTACAGCCAAGGGCGAGGCTTCCATTGGCAACCAGCAACCTGCTCCAGAAGTGGCATACAATCTAGAGTATGGCACAAAGCACATGCCTCCACGACCCTTCTTCCGGAATATGATCGACAGACGATCGCCAACCTGGAGCAAGTTAATTGCAGCTGCGCTAAAGGCACAAAACTACCATTCAGATGCAGCTCTACAGATGGTTGGGTTGAAGATCAAAGAACAATTACAACAAGAAATACTTGAATTCACAAACCCAGATATCAAACAAGAGACTAAAGATCGGAAGGGATTCTCGGCGCCATTGATTGACTCTCACAACATGATCAATTCCATAGATTTCAGGATCGATTAATGGACCTGCACGCAATCGTAGCAAACGCAATCTCAGCCGTCAACCCCCGGATATGTTGCACTTTGCAACGTTCGGTTGGCTACTCAATTGACGAAGCTGGCGTGCAAATCCCGAAGTATGCGGTTTACCATGGCGAGGCTCAAGTCCAACCTTTGAGCAGCAAAGAGATCCAGCATTTGGAGCAGTTGAACATCAGCGGAATTCTTAAAAAAGCTTATCTCTGCGGAGAGATAAGCGGATTGGTGCGCATGGAAGGGCGAGGTGGTGACCTCTTAACCCTGGCTGATGGGACCAAGTGGTTAGTGGTTAGAGTGTTGGAAGCTTGGCCGGATTGGACAGCAGTTGCCCTGCAACGGCAGGTGAGCTGATGGCTAAAGTATCAGCTGGTGATCGTCAAGTCTTCGTGGCCATAAAGGCATGGCTTGAAGACACTCTTGAGTTAGATGTGTCGACACCAGTGATCCAGGGTGATATCAACCGTGTCGCTGAGCCGGTTGGACCGTTTATCCTGATGCGTCGTGTCAAAGAGAATCGATTAAATACAACCATTGAAGATTACACGGACACCCGCGCAAGTTTCCAGGGCTCAATTTCCGGAACATTGCTCACAACGTCATCGGTTTCTGGAACGATTGTGGAAGGGCAAACGGTCTTTGGAGTGGGCGTGCCCACAGGGGTGTTGATCAGCGCCGCCGGAGTTGACGTGAATCACTGGGTGCTGAGCAAAAACTGCGGGGTGATTACTACCGAGGTAATGCGTGCCGAGCTAGCCATAGAACGGTTCGAGCGTTCGGTAGAATGCTTGATCCAGCTGGATTTCTACGGAGACGACGCTGGCGATTACGCGCAAACTATCGCAGGGGTATTCAGATCATCAGAGGCGGCAGCCTTCCTGGACGAGTATGCTGTTTACCCCCTGTGGGAAGAAGACGCAATCTATGCACCGGTCGTCAACGGCGAGGAGCAATACGAGCAAAGATGGACAGTGCGGCTACACTTGCAGTATACTGCTGTGGTGGAAACGGTTGCCGAGTTTATGGATACGGCGCACATCGATCTGGTAGACGCTGACAAACTGTGAAAGGGTCTCAATGAGCACAATCCCTATCAATACAATCATCAACGTTGAGCCAAGCGTCCTGTCAGCAGGTGGGAATCCAGCTGCTATGGACGCCCTGGTGCTGACTAAAAACGTCGTTCTGACATCCGGCGGGGCTCCGAGTGTTTTCTATGACGCCGCATCGGTTGCTGTCATTTTCACAGCAGGATCTGACGAGGCAAAGATCGCCGATCAATATTTTGCCGCATTCGACACTGCTACACAGAAACCCAAGAAGCTGTTGTTCTTTCGACCGGTCACAGTTGCTGGCGCCATGGATGCGGTGACAGCGTTGACCACTGATTTTTTCAGCGTGCTGACAGCATTTGTGGCTACTAGCCAGGAGATGGAAGATCTGTCGGATTGGTTCGGAACATGCGATGGTAAGTTCGCCTTTATCTGTGCTGATGCGGATGCAACTGCTGCGCAGAATCCTGGCACCTTTGCTGGCCTTGGGAAATACCTGGTGACGAATACCATCAGCGGCGTGGCGCTTGTGCGCAACATGCTGGAGGCTGCGTTTGTTGCCGGATCGATTGCCGCTACCGACTACGCTCGTAAAAATGGCCGTATCACACTGGCGTTTAAATCAGCCAGTAGTTTAGCCGCCAGCGTCAGTGATGCAACCTCTGCCGCAAATCTGCTGGCAAACGGTTACAACTACTACGGCGCGTATGCCACTGCCGCCACTCCGTTCAACATTTTTTATAACGGACAGATCTCCGGAGATTCCAAGTGGATCGATAGCTACGCCGGGGCGGCCTGGCTTAATAGGTCGCTTGAGTTGGCAATCGCGAGCTTGTTTGTCCAGATGAATGCTGTCCCATATACTAACTATGGATATTCGCTCATCAAGGCGGCCTGCCAGGACTCCATTGACGCAGCACTTAACGCTGGGGTGATCGTGCCTGGTGTGATATTGAGCAATGCCCAGAAGGCAGAGATTAATGCAATGGCCGGCCTGCCTATTGACAGCCAAGTCCAACGTAAGGGCTATTACTTGCAGATCCTCGATCCTGGTGTAGCAGTTCGTGCGCTGCGTGGTTCACCAGTGTGCACACTGTGGTATGCCGACGGCGGCTCTGTCCAGAAACTCACGCTTGCTTCAATTTCGATTCAGTAAGGAGAGTTAAATGGCTCGTTCAATTACCTCGACAGACGCCGTATTCACACTCACAATCCCTGGGCTTTACGATGTGCCACAGGTGATCCAGGGTTACGCAACCGATGAAATGTTCGATCTCGATGCAATCGCAAAAGTCGAAACTCAATTCGGCATTGACGGAAAGCTGAGTCAAGGCTACGTGCGACACCCGCGCAAGATGAAGATCAAGGTGGCCGCTGACAGCGCAAGCCAGCAGGTTTTCGACGACTGGGCGGCTGCCATGGATCTTACGCTGGCGGCTATCCCCTGCCAGGGCTTCATCGTGATGCTGTCGAATGGCACGGAATACAGCCTCAAAAATGGCGCCCTCACTAGCTATCGTGATATGCCCGACGCGAAGAAGGTGTTGCAGCCACAGCAATACGAGATTACGTGGGAGAGCGTTGTTAAGTCGCAGAATGCCGCTTAATAAGGAGCAACGGTGAGAAAAACTAAACTTGTCACGATCGAAGCCTCAAACCGGGATCAGGGAAAAACTTACCTTCTCACGGAGATGGCCGCGTCGCAAGCCGAGAAGTGGGCGGCCAGGGCGTTTCTCGCCCTGGCTAAATCGGGCATTGAGATCCCCGACGAAGCTGCCAACGCTGGCATGGCTGGAATTGCAACGGCTGGCCTCCAAGCTCTGGGTGGAATTCAATGGGAATTGGCAGAGCCTCTTCTCGATGAGATGTTCAAATGCGTCAAAATCAAGATGCCTCTCGCCACTCGCGAGTTAATTGAGGATGACATTGAAGAGGTGTCAACGCGGCTGTTTCTGCGTAAAGAGCTCTTGGAATTGCATTTGGGTTTTTCGCTGACCGAGAGCCGCTCGGAATCGGCTCCGGTTTCGGAGATTCCAATGCAGACCTCGCCGATTACAAAAATGTTTCCCGCCTCATAGGTGTCCTGGTGAGCCATAAGGCCGCGACACTGAATGAGTTGCAGACAACCTATAGTCTAGAAGACGCGTATGATCTGCTTGAGATTCTATTGATCGATGCCCACAATGAGCGAGTGTCGGCACCAAAGGAAGATTACTGATGGCAACCGTTATCGATAGCTTGCTAGTGACACTTGGACTCGACGCCTCTGGGTTATCTAGGGGCAAGGAAGAGTCCAAGCACTCGCTTGACGAGCTGCGGGTCAAAGTTGACGAAGTGGGAAAGCATCTGAGCTCATTGAAAGCTCAGTCAATGGCTACAGCGGCTGACGTAAAAAACGGTGTCCCAGAGGCGGCCACATCATACCATAAATTGCAATCCGAAATTAGCAAAGTCACTGAAGAAGAACGCAAACTTCAAGGGCAAATCAAACACGTCACCGCTGAATTTGCCGAGCAAGGTAATAAAGTCAAAGAAGTTTTCAGCGAGTCCAAAAAAGTCCTAATGGAATTGGTCGGACTCGCCGGCCTTGGCCTAGCTGTGGGCAAATTTGTCGGGTTCATCGAGAAGACCACGGAAGCGGCTGTGGTTGTTTCTCGTCTATCCAAAGAAGCCCACATCGGAGTTGAAGAAGTTCAAGCATGGCAAAGCGTCGTCGCTAAATTTGGAGGATCCGCAGAAGGCGTTGCCAGCTCTATTGAGCATCTGGGAATGCGGATGTCGATGCTTGGCACCAAGCTGCACGGCGCTAAAAGGGTGACGATGGCTTTGGCTCAAATCGGGATTAGTGAGATTCAGGTCAAAGGCAAGGAAACTGGGCAGGTCTTAGAGATAATTTCGGATAAACTGAAGGGCATGGAGTTTTACAAAGCTCGCAAAATGACGTCCCTGCTTGGCATTGACGACCCTGGGTTGATCAGGGCTATGGTGCAAGGGGGTGACGAGCTACAGAAGGCGCTATCGAGTGCAAAAAAGAACGCCTTGAATGAAGAAGACATCGAGGCAATGCATCGCTACCACGAGTCTCAGATTGCGATAAGCAAATCGTTTAGCAACATCAAGAAGCATGTAGTTGCTGATTTGATGCCAGCTTTGGAGTTGCTCACAAAGCTAGTTGAAAAAGGCGCTAAATTTTTAAAGGACAACCGAAAAACAATCGAAGCGGGCATACTCGCAATCGGAGCTGTCACCCTGTGGCTAGGTCGAGCTACACTCGCCACCGGAATCAAAATGGCTTCGGGTTGGTTGATTGCTCAGGCTCCGCTGATCCCATACTATCTAGCAATAGCTGCAATAGTGACAATACTCACATATCTAATTGTAAAATTCCGAGAATGGCGAGAAGGCGGAGAGTCCGCGTTTAGCCCACTTTTTGCCTACTTGCAGCAAGGCTTCACTCAGTTGATGGGTATGGTTGAGGATGTAGGCGCCATCTTCAAGGACGTGTGGGATTTCATTGTTGGCGTCGTCACAGGTGACGACGATAAAATCCTAAAAGCGCTCGGCAATTTGTGGGAACATGTGGTGGACCTGCTTGATATAGCTGTCGGCTGGATGGAATACCGTTTTTGGGTCCTATACTACACAATTGAAAAAATCATCAAGAAAATTCCAGGCATGATGAAAGAAAATTTGACGAAAGGCTTGGGCGATGTCTTCGGAAACCTACTTCGTAATCCACTACTCCGCTTCAACCCTGTCACTGGTCCAGTAATGGGTACGATTGGCGCGACCAGATCACTCATGAAAGGCGCTTCAAACGAGGGTGGGCCAACTAGTGTAGATAACAGTAAAACCGCCACAACAACGATCAACGGACCCGTCACAATTCAAACTCAAGCCACAAATGCGCCCGATCTAGCCAAAGATCTGTCCTGGGGAACGTTCCAGATAGCCGGGGGGTTCAATTAATGCAAAGTTTAGAATGGGGTATTTATGATCTAAATGGGAATCTAGTCTTCAATGCGGACTCAATCTCGGAAGTCAAGTATGCTGTGAAGACCAAGGTGTCAAATTTCCCTGTCGAGAAAGGGACATTTGCTACCTACAACAAAGTCCAGGAACCCGACTCAGTCAAACTCAAACTTCTGGCCAGCGGTGCAGCAAAAGTATCCCCACTGATCGCAAAGCTCAAGCAAGAGACCGTTTCACCGAACTTGTATAATATCGTTACGCCATTAAACATATACGCGAACATGACGTTGGAAAACTTCAACTACTCGCAAACTTCAACAAAAGGTCTTGAGCTTCTATCAATTGATGCGAGCTTCCTGGAGGTTCGAGAAGTTAACCCAACGTTCACAAATGTCAAGATCCCGGCTCCTAAAAAAGCAACCGCAAAGTCTAAAGAGACTGAGGGCAAGAAGCAAACAAGTAACCCTAGGAAGACTGAATTACTCAAGGGGACTCTTAAAAATGCTGACGCAGCCGCTCATCGGCTCGTTTATGGTGATTGATGATATATTGTGATTTGGCTATTAACGGTGTTCCCACATGGGTGGGGGTGCCATGTTTAACCAACGTGTTGATTGGTAGTCAGCCGTATCTACCTTTTCGCGGCCTACTGATATTCAATTGCACATATGGGATGACAGATCCAGATTACACAGGATTCGGGGATGATGGGCGGTTCGAACTATTGTTTACTCCGGATGCTGAAAATTGGGAGACGATTCCACTCAAGGCTATCCCATCGCAACAGTTTGACATCGACCTCAATGGACAAAACTGCACGCTATCTATCTATCAGAAAGACTCGTTTGACATAGGTGCCTGATGGCCGGTTCGTTCACCAAAAAGCGTATACAAGTCAACATTTCGTTGGCAAGCGGCACATTTGATGGATCGAACAATACGATCCAGTTGCAGGGTTTGCGTGTCGAGTGCCATGTTAAAAAGGGCGGGCATCCAAGCAAAAATGAATGCAAGCTCAAGGTATACGGCCTATCGGACGCAGACATGAACAAGCTCACCACCATGCCATCCAAAGACAAGAACGCGCTAGTAGTGCACAAGTCGATAGTGCAAGTGCTGGCCGGAGACAGTGATGGCATGGCTGTGGTTTTCTCGGGCAACATTGTTTCGGCATTCGCTGCCTATCAGTCCCCACCCAACCTGGCGTTTGAGGTCACAGCGATGGAGGGTTATTACCCATCTATTGCACCCAGCAAACCAAAGTCTTTTAAAGGTGTGACGCAGGTCAGCACTATTCTGAAAACCCTTGCCGGCGAGATGGGTTATAGTTACGAGGATGGCGGAGTGGATGCCACACTCAACAGCCCCATTCTGGAGGGTAGTGCGTGGGCGCAGGCGTCTGAGGTAGCAGACAGCTGCGATTTGGAGTTTGGCGCAGATGACGGAGTTATGTTCGCGGCACCTCGACACGGGGTCCGTTCCGGGTATGTGCCTCTGATTTCCCCAGACAGTGGATTGAGGGAGTATCCTGTGTTTGATAAGGAAGGGTTGAGATTCTCATGTCTCTATAACCCAGCTTTGAGACTAGGGGGCGCCGTGTCAGTCAAATCAGCGGTTAAAGTCGCATGCGGGACGTGGCGCATCCATGGTCTAGACCATCAGTTGGAGTCAGAAAATCCCAATGGCAAATGGTTTTCAGATGTTCGCGCCACTTGGATCGGCTCATGAGCGACGCGGTTTATTCCAAGCGCAAAGTTTCAACCGAGAACACTGGATTTAACCAGCTGTCGTTTGTTGTCAAACAACACCTCAACAAGATGCGAACAGCAACTTTAGTCAAAGTTGTGGGCGTCACGCCTAACGGTGACGGCACGGGCTTTTTGGATGTCCTACCCCTGGTCAATTCTGTGGGCAGTGATGGAGCGATTATCGAGAATGTGCCGATTTATGACGTGCCTTATTTACGACTCTCTGGCGGTCCGAATGTCGTGATTTGTGACCCCGCCGTTGGTGATGTTGGTTTTTGTGTGTTTGCTGACTCAGATGTTTCAAGTGTTATGGGCCAAATTGGACCAGCCACAGCGCCATCAGAGCGCAAATTCTCGCCGTCCGACGCACTCTATGTGGGCACATGTCTACCTGTCACAGCGCCACAACGATACATCAAAATCAGTGACGCCGGTGTTCAGATTTTCGCACCCGAAGACATGGCCATCAACGCTCCTGCGATTGCGACCGATGCAGCTCTGAAAATTGCCGGCAAACAGGTGGTTGGTGCGCAGCAATCCGCTGTGAGTTTTACTGCCGGTGGGCCCAACCCAGATCCGAACTCTCAATCGGCGATCCAAGGAATCATCAATGTATTGAAAGCACACGGGTTGACGGCATGAACACACTAAAACTTGACATCAATTGGGATCTAACTCTGGACTCGTCCAGAAACATAGCCGTCCTAACTGGCGGGGCAGCACTTGCTCAGGATGTTGCATCCGCCATCTCACTGTTTTCAGGCGAGCTATACTATAACACAAGCCAGGGAGTGCCATGGTTCGGTGACGTGTTGGGGCGGTCGTATAGCAAACGTCTGATCGAGACACTCCTGGAGAGAGCGGCATTGACAGTGCCCACAGTTGTGTCTGCGCAAGCCGTTGTTTCGGGCTTCTCGGGGCGCACTGTTACTGGGGAAGTCCGGTTCATTGATAGCACGGGTGCTGAAAACGGAGTATCTTTCTAGGGATGAGGTTGTATGCCAACTAGCGTTCCATCCCCGACCCTCGGGCCAACAGGTTATTCGATCCCCAGTGACGCAGATATTCTGACAGGCGTGTTGGCCGATATCAATTCAGCATTTGGTGGCAACCTCAATACTGATTTAAGCACCCCACAAGGTCAACTTGCTACATCTATAACTGCTATAATCTCTAATTGTTATGCTCAATTTTTGGCACTGGTGTCTCAATTCGATCCAATTTACGCACAGGGTCGCATGCAGGACGCGATAGGTGCACTGTATTCAATAACGCGATTTCCAGCGACATCAACTACTATCAGTGCTCGATGCAATGGCTCGCAGGGCACGGTCATCCCCGCAAGTATAGCACTATTGGTGGATGCCGCTGGTAACAAATATCAGACGGTGGGTGGAGTGATAACCTCGGCGGGGTATGTCGATTTGGAATTCACAAATCAGACAGCCGGAGCACTTGCGTATGAGGCACCAATCACAATCTACCAATCGGTCGCGGGCCTGTCATCAGTGTCGAACGTCAGTTTAATCTCCACTGGGACTGATGTCGAAACCCAGCAAGCATTCGAATATCGCAGGCAGGCACTCTTGGCGGTTAAATCCGATGGAATGATCGCATCAATGAGAGCTGCAATCCTGTCGATCGCCCCGTCATTGGCTTGCGCAATAGCCGAGAACCCCTCCGACTCACCGGCCACAATCCGTGGTGTCTCGCTGCCAGCAAATTCGATCTATATCTCAGTGGGTGTGATTGACGGGGTGATCGATCAAGCGCTGGGATTTCAGATATCTCAAGCAATTTATTCCAAAAAGGTGCCCGGGACGCCATACGCTGTCGCAACTGGTCCCTATTATGCAACCGATTCGACGTTACCCGATCCTAAACCCACATACCCCGTGGGGTTTGTCGAACCAACTAAAACGTCAATCAATTTTGTAGTTAGTTTAGTTGCAGCCTCAAATCCGCCTGGGGATGCGGCGTTGTTGGTTCAACAGGCGATTCGCAAGGCGTTTACTGGGGAAGATGGTGGGTTCGTTGACGTCGCAATTGATTCCCTGATCGGCGGCACAATTTACTCAAGTCAATTTTACCCGGCAGTCACTGCAGCTTTGCCCACAGTGGGTGTGGCTTCGATTGCAATTGGGTTATCCATTTCGCCATCTGACTATGTGCTAGAGCTGAATTTGGACCAGATTCCTGTCCTGGGCAGCATTTCAGTAGTGGCAATATGATCGATCTCGCCTCGACAGTAATTGCCCAGTATTCGAATTCCCCAGTATTGTTGTCAATGTTGGGATCGATCAATTCGGCCTTGGACAGCGATGCTGAGACAGCTGATTTTTACAACAAAGTTTTCAACATCGCGACTGCCCAGGGTTACGGTCTTGATGTGTGGGGACGCATACTCAGGGTATCACGCAAACTATTGTTACCACAACTCAAGAGTCAATACTTTGGGTTTTCAGAAGCCAATGGCTGGCAACCGTGGGGGCAGGCCCAATTCTGGGATGGTTGCGGACAATATTCGATTTACACGTTGGGCGACACCGAGTATCGTAGATTATTGATGGTTAAGGCCCATAACAACATCAGCAACTTGTCAATTGAAAACATGAATTTTGTCTTGAATGCTCTATTTGGTGACACTACAAAATGTTATGTTCAAGACAATCTAGACATGACCATCTATTTGGTGTTCGAAACCCCATTGACGTTGATACAGGCGTCAATTCTAGTCCAATCAGATTTGTTACCTAGACCAATGGGTATCAAAAGTTACATTGTCGATGGTATCGGAACTACCCCCCTGCAAATTCAATACCGTGAGGTTATACCGTGACTCTATCTAATCCCGACAGCCGGTTGATTCAACTGCCGTGGCGCGGTAGAAATGGGGTGAACGCAGGCTTGTTAAATGTTGTCCCCGTGGACGCGGTGGGTAGCGGTAATTCGGCATCGTTTGCGGATGGCTTCCCTATCCAGACGATGGTTTCACCAGATTTGGGTGGTGTTCCCCCAAGTGGAGCGGATATCAATGGGTTGCTTAACCAGTTGACGGCATTGATGTTGTGGGATAACGCTGGCGGGCAATGGCGCTACAATGCCGCGTTAGCTGCAGCTATTGGCGGTTATCCGATTGGCGCTACTCTGCAGCTGTCTGACAATGCAACGACAGTGCTTTGCACAAGCGCGGGTAATCTTAACGACCCAAACAGCAATCTCAATGGATGGCAGCTCGTTGGCAACGCGGCCCTGATCGATTCGACGCTCGCCAACGGTGACGCCCTTGTGCGCGTATTGCAGCCGTTTACTGGGGCAATCGCCAGGACTCAGCATCAAAAGAACATTGACGCGCTCAATGCCCTGGATTTTTGCGTGGGGGATGGTGGCACTGATGACACTGCGGCAATGCAGCATTTGCTTAACACGGGGCGAGATGTCGATCTGAGCTACGGCGTCTACAAATGCGGCGCATTGTTCATGGCAGCCGACAACCAAAAGATCTTCAGCCATAGAGGTGGCACAATTATTGCTACATCCAGCGCCATACAGCAGATAACGGTGGCTGGGGATAGTCAGCGGATCTCTGGGATCAGGTTTAAGGGCGTCGCCACAACATCAAATCCAACGCTGTATTTCGCCATCTACACCTCTGCTACGCCAGCGACAAACATCACCATTGACAACTGCTATTTCACGGGGACAGACGCATCACATGGCTGGAACAATGGTATAAAACTGGCAATCGACTGTCACGGTGCGATGATCTTCCACAACCGCATCGACAGTTTGTGGGGATCAGCTGACGGTGGTTATGCCATATTGGTGTCCGACTCCGACCATTGTTTAATTCATCAAAATATCATCATCGGGGACTCTGCGACACAACTAAGAGGCCGTCACGGAGTCTATTTGTCTGCTGGCGCTCAATACAACTCGGTCACGAACAACTTCATATACGGGACGTATGAAGCGGGGATTACCCACTTTTCCCAAAATACACAGGACGTTTGCGACAGCAATTTGATTGCTGAGAATTATGTAATCCGGTGCTCTAGGGCTGCAAATTTTGCGGGTGGTGGCATCACAATCGGAGGTAAATCAACAAGATGCATGTGCCTCAACAATATCGTCCTTGAAAGTCCAGCTAAGGGTATCACCCTCGACGCCACTAACTATGGCACGAGTGTCGCTCCAATCGCGTATGGCAACGTCGTGCGTGGTAACAAGGTCTACAATTCCGGGTCGTTCGGGATCACGATGATCAATCAAGACTCATTTGTGATCGCTGATAACGACATCCGAGACTCTAGTGTTGGATATCCTGGCACATATCCACACATTGGCTTAGACAACATTGTGGGTGGATTTGGATGTCAAAACGGTTACGTCGGAAACAATCAATGTAACGTCTCTGTAACGGCCAGAAGCTCATTTCAGTGCAACGCGGCCTATGCGGCTGTTAACATTACAGTTGTGGGCAATAAGTTCCCTGTCTGCAACCTCACGGACATTGAGCTCAACGGATCGATCATTCCGGTCGATGGCAAACTGTGGAGCGTGACATCCTGGGCTCCTGGGACCGTCAACAATGGGGCGTCCGCAAACACAACGGTCAGTGTTCCGGGCGCTGTGCTCAACGATTTAGTTGAAGTCACGTTACGCGGTGGCGCTGGTGAAATGGTGGCCGGCCTGTTTGCGACCGGATTTGTTGCCAGCACTGGCAACGTCACGGTGACCCTCGGCAACCTATCTGGTGGCAATCTAGCAGTGGCCAACACAGTTTTGACAGTGGCAGTGAGCAAACGTCAGCAGGTGTAAACGATAAAAGCCCACTTTCGCGGGCTTTTTAATGCACCAAGCAGAGCTATTTGTGCTTCCGTGCAGCTTCACGCATCTTCACCAGATCGTCGAGCGAGTATTTGGTACTGTTGGCTAGCATCCGGCCAATTTCTTCAGGAGTGGCTTCGCGACCTTCGTTGACAGTTTTTGCAGCGAGTGATTCCGGGCTGTTGGGATCGGCAGCAGATTTGATGGTTTCAGCCGCTTCAGTCTGATGGATCTGCTCAACTTGCAGCGCCATGATCCCGCGAACTACACAATAAGCACCACCAGAGAAGCCGATGAGCAAGCTAGCTGTTGCAACAAGAATGAACTGGGTTGTGGTCTTCATTTAGTCCTCGCAGCCATAAAGGCTTTATGCAGCGATTTTACTTTCTTGGTGGTCGCATTTGGGATCACACCATTGTATTTGCTATAATCAAACGGCTCGTTCGAACTCATATCGCAATTGAACCCACTCCTTGAAAGAAGCAAGACAATTGCCTCTCTTGATAGACTCGTAGGCTTATCAAAGAGCATCATTTTTTGAGGAAAAGTGTTGCAAAACCCTGTGGCGAAATCGGTATTGTTCCAGTCGCCTGTGTTGCTGTCGCCTGTGTTCCAGTCGCCTGTGTTCCTGTGGCCTGTGTTCCTGTAGCCTGTGTTGCTGTGGCCTGTGTTGCTGTGGCCGGTGTTCCTGTCGCCTGTGTTGCTGTCGCCTGTGTTCCTGTGGC